TTATGCCCATGAGGAATACATAGAAATCCTAGAAGGCATCAGACAAGCTGTAGAAAAAGAAGAGAAATATCGTTGGTTGATGACCGCTGCCCAAGCAAGAATTGAAGTGTGGCGTACTAACCAGTACTCAGCAAGAATGGAAGTCAGAGCAACACAATGAACAACAAACTGAACAACAAGGAAAGATTGCATCTTGCCCAAGTAAAGTCTCTTCCCTGTTCAGTATGCGATGCTTCAGGACCATCTGAGGCTCATCATGTAAAGCAAGGACTACAGTACACCTGTATAGCCTTATGCCCTGACTGCCATACCAACTCTGTCCTAGGATGGCATGGACAGAAAAGAATGTGGCACATCAAGAAAATGGACGAAATCGAGGCTCTAAATATTACTATTAAAAGATTATTAGAATCTAGATTTGAAAATAATAATCCTTTCTAATATCAAAACTTTCAAAAACTTTGACTTTTCAAAAATTGGTTAAATCAAGTTCCTAATAGGCAACTACGATTTTTCCAAAAAATACCCTCTTATTAGGGTTTACCCTTAGTTTTTTGTAAGTTAGCACTCACTTCGCAAAAAATTGTAAGTTAGTGCTTACTTCGCAAACTAGAAAATCAGTGCATGAGACACAATCGGAGAATGCGCCTAGAATGCCACTAAAACCCGTTTTAAGCCGTTTTTTTGCCTAGTGCATGGCCACTATGCTTGAAGCATTAAAAACCGATTCTAGAAGCTTTAAATTGATCTTTGGAATGTAAGCGCTTACTTACAAAACACTTTCAAAAAAACCCGCATTTTGTAGCGGGATTTTATGGGAATGCTTTAAATGCTATCGATTAAAACCCAGAATTCCTCAATGTAGCAGCATTTTTGCATTTTCGGATCATGCAAGGAATGACAGAAAACCATTCCGCACGTTACAAGATCAATTTCCATTAGGGTTTGATCTTCGCTTGTAATAACCCCGATATTTCCCGTTTTCATTGTTTTGGATCCTCAATTTCTAGCCATTCCTCAATTTTTATAGTTCCTTCACACAGTGTATTTCTAAGGCAATCGATTGCCAGCTCCGCATGATATTTATTGAATTCTGGTGAATTTAAATAAGCTTTGAAGGCAATAATCGCCCCGAAAACTGTGTTTATGTCATTGATCCCTTCATAAACTTTCCATTGATTGACAAGTTTTGGGTGTTTTTCTGGTGTTTTTACTTTTTTGGTAGACATTTTTAATACTTTCAGTGTAATTTATAAGAGATAACGCTATCTGTCCAGCATTCCCGACAATCTAGACAAGCCCCGTTTTGTTCTGGCGCTTTGCATGGTTTGCCCATTGGGGTTTTTGTGTGAACGTTTGAAGCGGTTATGCCTGGCACGTTTTGAAGGCTTGAAGGAATAATGACGGGCTTGTCGGGATACATTGCCGACAATCGGACAATCAAATTTTTGGGAATGGCATTTTTTCCATGCTTTGCAATAAATTCCTTGATTGTCCCGTATTCCCTAGTAGGCAGCCAATGGATTGTGCTGGGTGTTGCCTGGCAAACCGACACAATTTTTTCTAAGTGACTAAGCCCCTGAAGGTCTCCGCTATCGTGCCAGCGGAAAAACGGATCTTTTCCAATATGCGACACCATACCCGACACCCAAAATTCTCCGTTTATGCTATCTAGACGGGCAAATTGTGCGGGTTTAATATTGTTTTCGTAAACCTTATAGAAGCCCTTGTCGGCATAACATGATGCGCAAATTGAACCCTTGATTTTTGACATTTTGAACCCCGTTTGACAAGCTTCAGTCGGTAAGCTGTAAGACTTACAAGGCATTTTTGACGTTGACGTTAAAGAACCGCAAACGATAGCCGCTTGGCTTTTAGTCATTGAGACAATGGGAATGATTTTCATATTGACACCTATTAAAAAAAGAAAAGTTAAATATTGCCTTCGGAGATATCGCAACAAGCCACCCATAAAAGCCTAGTTAAATTTTCGTTATGATCTTTTAACTCTGTTTCATCCCATGCCCCGTATTCCTTGAGACAAGCGGAAACGATAGCGGGATCTAGCTTTTTAAGTTGACGGGCAATTGACGGGGCTTTCATTAAAGCTTCAACGTCACTATCGCATTGTCCTGGGTGGCTGCAACTTTCCGCTTGTTTTTTAGTTATTTGTAACTCTATGCGCCCCAATGATTCTGTCCAATACATGGTGATCCCCTTATTTAACCAAAACGTCAAAATAAGCCAGCATCAAAGCCAGCGCAACACAAAAAAGCACAATTACACCGATTGCTTCAAAAATCAAAGTTTTCATGCCAGCACCTCATTAATGTCATAAGTTTTGCAAATGAAGGAATAACCCAAAGATTGAATTCGCTTAAGTGTTGCAGCGGTAAGGGTAGACGTGCCAGCAATAGAAGCAAAGAGTTTTGCCTTGTCGCAAATAGGGTATGCAACAACATTGCCATAAACCCGCTTAATTTCAATTTGAATAGTTTGCATGGTTTGCCCCTTAGATAAGGTTTGAGCGCTTTGCGTCACGATAGACATAAGCGGAAAAGGTAAGGGCAGCTGAAGCAAAGAATGAGGCAGCGACAAGGGCGCATAACGCCAAAACGGGCGCATTGTATGCATACAAACCCAAAGCGCATACAAGCTCAAGAATGCAGCCGATTGCCATTGCCAGGGAAACGGGAGCTTCGGAATAAATACGGAACAAACGGAAAAGCTTTTTCATGTTGACACCTATTAAGTTGAAACGTTCCGATTGAACGTGCATTTATAGTAACACCAGAAAAGAAAAAAAACATAGGGACAAACCCTAATAAACGTTTGATTTTGTAGCCACAATTGGAAAAGAAAAGAAAGGGAAAACCCAATGCAAGGGCTTCTAGTCTTGTAAGGGATAGATAAGGGGAATGTATAGGGAATACAAGGGGAAGGGATAAGGTAAGCATTGATAGACTGATAAACAAAACCTAGTGAAAGAAACCTTTTAAGCACCGATACATAAGCACTCTTTGCGCCCATGAGACAAGATGCGAATGCGAATCATTCTCATTTAGATCTGACTACTGTATGAGAGTACAGTACTGGACCAAAACACAGCAGGGTTTACCCTATTAGGGTTTCTACCTAATGGTTTACCCTTAAGGGTTAGTACTACTGTATGGATGCACAGTAGGGTTTACCCCCCCATCGATTAAAGTGATGGGGCACTGTGGCAGGGGACATAAACACATATCGTTGTACCCTTTTCAGTTAAGACCCCCCTACCCCTCCCCCCAACAACAAAAGACCCCTCCAAAAAATTTTTTTATAGTTTAGAATTTGTAGACATTAAATCAAGGAGAAGATATGGCAGGATTTCCTATGAGGAGAGCGTTGGAGAAGAAGATAGAGAGTCTGGGTGGGATAGAGTTTGTGACATCGCATATAGCGCAGGGAATGACGATAGGACGCTTGGCTGAGTTTATTGAGTGTTCTAGACCGATGTTGTCTTTCTGGATAAACCATACTGATGAGCGTAGAGATGCGGTCCTGAAGGCTAGAAAGCTAAAGGCGGAGAAACTGGCTGAAGAGGCTTTGGATATTGCTGACCAAGCAGATGAGACTTCTAACAGTGGCGTGAATAAAGCGAGACTCCAGGTGGACACGAGAAAGTGGATGGCATCTAAGTTGGATCCTGAGAACTATGGAGACACTGCTAAGACCCAAGTGAATATCTCATTGGGAGACCTCCACCTCCAAGCTTTAAAGCACATGGGTAAAGTAGAGCCCATAACATTGGAAAACAATGAATAATCCTTTTATCCAGTTCATCACCCTTTATAGGACTGATCCTGTTCTTTTTGTCAAAGAAGTACTGGGAGTAGAGCCTGATGAGTGGCAAAAGGACTTTTTGACGGCTGTTGCTTCTGGTGAGCGAAAGATCTCAATCAGGTCTGGTCACGGGGTTGGTAAGTCAACAACTGCTTCTTGGGCGATGTTGTGGTTCTTGTTGACCAGGTATCCAGTGAAAGTAGTGGTGACTGCCCCTACTTCTGCTCAACTTTATGATGCTTTGTTTGCTGAACTCAAGAGGTGGGTGAAAGAACTACCCCAACCCATCCAAGAGCTACTTGATGTCAAACAAGAGAGGATTGAGTTAAAAGCAAGTGCGACTGAGGCGTTTATCTCTGCTAGAACCAGTAGAGCAGAACAGCCAGAGGCTCTACAAGGCGTTCACTCTGATAACGTTATGTTGGTGGCAGACGAGGCTTCTGGCGTTCCTGAAGCGGTTTTTGAGGCTGCTGCGGGCTCTATGTCTGGACACAATGCTTTGACGATCTTACTGGGTAATCCTGTTCGGTCTTCTGGCTTCTTTTTTGACACACATAATCGGTTAAAAGATGAGTGGTGGACAAAACGGGTCTCTTGTGTTGACTCAAAACGGGTCAGTAAAGAGTATGTGGAAGACATGAAATCTCGCTATGGCGAGGAATCTAATGCTTTCAGGATCCGTGTACTGGGAGAGTTCCCAAGGAGTGATGATGACACCATTATCCCTATGGAGTTGCTTGAATCTGCAAAACATCGAGACACCAGAGCTTACGAAGATGCGCCTATTATTTGGGGACTGGATGTGGCTCGTTTTGGATCTGATTCGTCAGTTCTATGTAAGCGTCAGTCCAATGTAGTCCATACCCTAGAGCGGTGGAGGAATCTGGACTTAATGCAGTTAACAGGTGCTGTGGTTGCTCAATATGAGGCTTGTGACCATAAGAATAGACCTGCTGAGATCTTGGTTGACTCAATTGGTCTTGG